GTAGATTTCCTTCGTCTGATGGAAGCTTTCGATCAGGCCAAGGTTCGAGGGCATGAACTGGGTCTTGTAGAGGTTGTCGTCAATCGCCTTACGAGTAATGGCGTAGCCGAGAGCAATTTCAGTATGCTCTTGGTTATAGACGAAACGCTCACCAGCGCTGTTGTCAAAGGCAGTCTGGCCGCCTTCGGTCTTAAGCTGAGCGAGACCCAAGAAACGCATTTCAGCGGTGCGCTCAAGCGCCATCTTGGAGTCATGCTTCGTGAAGATCTTGTCGTACTGCGACGGGATCTGCTCGTACTTGCCTTCTACACCACGGAGTCCGGGGAGCAGGAGGTCTTTGATGGCAGAAAGATTAACAGCCATTGGTCCTTACTCCTTAGACGCCGGTAAAGTTGCGAGTAGCAACGTTGTTGAACGCCACGATTGCGTAATCATAAGCCTGACCGTTCGCGTAAGCGCCCGGGAAGCCTCCAACCGCTGGCTGATAAATGCCAACAACCTTGAACGGAGCGTCCACGTTATAAGTGGCCGTGTTCAGGGTCGTGCTGTCGAGATAAGCGCCCGAAATACCAGTAGAGGTATTGCCGGTGCCAATCACAAAGCCAATGGTGGCATTGATGTCGGCGGGGAAGGCAAGACCGGTGGCATCGGACTGAGCAAGGAACCGAGCATTCGGATCATTGACGATATAGCCTTCGACATAGTTGCCAGAGGCGACATCGCTGCCGGGCCAATAGTTGCTCCAAACAGTGCGCTTCTGCGACACCGAAAGATACTTGCAGCCAACAAACACACCACCGATGCCGAGAGCGCCGGGGGTAGCACCCGTAGATGCAGACTGAGCATAAGAGCCATCAGCCTGTTGAGTTACGGGATCACCAAAGAAGATGTTGGTAGCATTGTAGTCGATAACAACGGCGACCTGTTCATAGGTCGGGGCCGAACCGTTGCCCTGATATTGCCTAAAGCCAAACGGTGCGTTTGTATTGGCCATTGGAAGCTCCTTATGGGGGAGCGACTTACCCACTCCACGCCGGGGGAGCTGTAAGTCAGGATAATGTGAAACCTTCACGCCGGGGAAGGTCAACCAATAGAAGGTCTGACAGTGAAATTACCATAGTTAAAATAAAAGTAAAGGGCCACCTTTTACAGTGGCCCACCACATGTCATCTAGACATATGTTAAGTGTATGCTTTACGCCTTGGGTACTGGCATTGCTTCCCAGCCCTTATTTACGCTTGGGCGGACCCTGTCATGATCGCGGGTCATTGTGCCATCAGGCGTACCAGCAAGCTGAGCTTCCTTGGCACGAACCTGATCGCGGGCCTTGCGCTTTTCAATGTTACGGGCTTCCACAACGATTTCGGTAGGCCGCTCCATAAGGATCTGCCCTTTGCGCTCGATATAGTTGCCAGACCAATTCATTGGCATCATAGCGCGGTGCTTGGCATCACGATTGAGAGGCACGGGTTCCCAACCAGCGCGAGCAAGAGCCACGTTGTATGACGGGTCTTCCGCGCCAAGCAAAAGGTGGCGCTTCCATTCATAGGTCCAACCCTCTGGGATCATCTCAGGATCTACGAAGAAATCGTCAGTTCCTTCGTCCATGCTGATGTTATGGCCGCGCAGTTCGGCGGCGCGCTTGGCGGCGCGATCAAGAGGGCTTTCCTCTTTCATAGGCTCTCTCATGGGTTCACGCGGAATAGATGTCGAGGCATCGTCCAAAGAAGCAGGGCGAAGGCCACGGCGGCGAGGGGCTTCATTCATTTCGGTTTCCATAATTTATCTCCTTAATTGAGGCGGCCTTCTTTCTTCAGCGCCATCTTGTGATCGTAGTATTGCCGTTCGGTCATACCCCAAGACTTAGCCATATCGGCTTCAGCGCGGGTCAGATGAGCGGCGTTGTTCCTGCTGCCACCATCACGATTAACCGGGGCAGACGGAGGCGGAGCCTGACGCGATGTCGGCTTGGAAGCAGACGACATAGGCGATCCCCTGTTTTCGTCTTGATTAATGCCGAGACGGCCTTCGATGTAGCGGAAGTATTCCGATGTGTCGGGGCTAATACCGTCCTCAACCGCATCAGCATGAGCGCGAAACATCTTGTTGATGGAACGCTCATCATTAAGATGGTCCCTATTAGCTTTCAGCCACTGAGCAGAGGGCTTAGAGACCTGACCAATGATCTCATCGACCCTTTCCTTGGGCTTCAGAGGCTTTGGCGGTTCAGGAGCGATAGGAGGCCGATTGCGAGCCTCGTTCTCGATGGTGATCTTGCCCTCGCTAAGTTTTTTCAGGTTCAGATCATTCTCATTGATCGTAGACTGAATGCGAGCGCCAGTTTCGTAGTCGCCATTACGCATTGCTTCAGCGTAATTAGCCGTCAGGATCTCGTTATCCCGCTTGACGGTCTCAATCGCATTGCTAACAAGGTGCAGATGCGTATCTTCAACCTCTGCGCTTGCCTTTTTAGCATGAAAAGAAGCCATACGAGCCTGATTTTCAGCCTCTCGACGAGCTTCTTTCTCTTTCTTTAGCTTTTTCTCAAGCTTTTTAAGAGCTTTCAGCGGGTCTTTTTCCGGCTTTCCATCGGAGCCCGTATCATTATCGTCAACGACGATAATATCATCGTCTTTCTTGGCGGCGGCATTAGAAAGCGGGTCAGGCGAAACGTCGATTTCAATCCGATCATTATCATCAGACATGTGAAGCTCCTTAGTACACTTCGTCGGGGTGCGTTGCGCGTCCCTTGATCTGTCCATCCTTCATGATGCGACAGAGGACACCGTGAACAGTGATCGACCAGCCGTCAGACGGGCGGAAAATCAGCCAATCCTCGTTAGCCGTGAAGGTTTCGTTCCTAAACCAACCTTCAGCATTAGGCTCAAAAGCATTTGGGCCAGCCTTTAGAAGCAGTCCCACCTTTGACTGAAACTTATCTTCAGCAACCGTATTGTCGGTCATAAAGAACTCTTTGCCGCCGAGCATTGTCTTGTTGGGTCGAATGTAGATGCCAACAAGGATCTCATTGTTGAAAAGCTGAACTGTGCTTAAATCACCAATCTCGTCGATGATCTTCTTTTTCGGGTCGATGTCGTGATGGATTTTGACGTAAGGCATAAGTCCCCCTTAACGATTACGCTCGCCACCATTGGCGATACGTTCCGCTTCCTCAGTCAGCAATAGTGCTGAACGAAGTCCTTCAATAGTTCCGACATGGTGACGATAGGACGGAAAGTCAAACGCAGCGCTTGCAGTAATCAATACTTCTTTGCGCCGTTCGATTTCTTCCGTAATGAGCTTCGTAAGCTCATGCTGGTAGAAAGTAGAAAATGTTTGCACAACCGCCCCCTAGCGGCCCCCCTCGATGTGTAGAGGGGTGACAGCTCCGAGGGGGGCCGGAACTGTCACCCGGTGTTCGCGGTGGCTGTCAAAGCCAGACGCGAATTAGTTAAGCCTTTTGGATGCCGCTCTTGCGCTTGGCCATCTCAGTCTTTTCAAGGCGTCCTTCACCACTGCCCGCACCAGCGTCCATGTCCATATATGAACGATAAGCGCGACCGCCAGTCTTGCGACCCATCGGAGGAGCGCCGGGAGGAGCCATAGGAGGAGCGCCACCGGGGGGCATCATCATGCCGGGGGGCATCATACCGGGCATCATGCCGGGAGGCATACCACCGGGCGGCGGAGGCACGGCAACAGGCATACCCTTGGGCGGGCCACCGGGGGGCATACCGCCCGGAGGCATCATTCCGGGCTGGCCACCCTTTTCTGCATTGATGACAATGTTGATGTCGGTCTTGCCCTTAGTTTTCCCGCCAGTGGCATGAGCTGTACGCCCACCGGGGACAACGCCGGGGATTTTGCCGGGGTAGCTGGAGCCAGAGAAGACCTGACCACCCGTAGCGCGTCCAGTGCGACCAATCTGATCGTTGTCAGATTTATCAAAAGATGGAGTAGGCACCGTTTTATATTGGCGCTGCCAAACGCTATAATCCTTGCCCGTTTGCTCACCGGCATTTTTCAACGCCCATCCAATCCCTTTAGGCCGCTGGCCTACTGGATGTTGAACAGTTTCCGTTTGCAATTTTCCACCAGAAGCTTTTCCGGTGCGCGCGGACGACTTCACCATCTTCTTGATGAGAGCCTTGTCAGCCGCCTCATCAGGATGCCCTTCAGCCTTGCCGCCCTTCTTGAGACCAGCAGCACGGGACAGGCGAGAAGACCCACGGTTGAAGCCCATCAGAGAATTGGGAACGCCAGCAACACCAGCAGCTCTCTGCATCATGGCATTTGCGCCACCGACAGGCCCCATCATGGCTCCCATAGATCCGCCGTCCATCTTCTTCGCGCGACCGCCAGCCTTGCGATTTTGAGGTGTCATGCTGCCTTCAGTCCGCATACGACGAGCCTGCGCAGGCGTTACATCCGGCACATTGTCGGACGGCTGACGCGAAGCCGGGGTCGGATTTGGCGTATTGTCTTTGTTCAGAAACTCAGTGATCGGATTAGGCTGCGAAGAGGTAGCCGAACCGCCATCATCACGATGCTTGCGATGAGCAGCGCCACCCTTCTTCATGCCACCGACGTGCTTGATGCCGTCCCGCTTCTCGTTGGCTTCCTTAACATTCTTGTTGATCAAGCTGTTGGCCGTAATGGCCTTGCCGCCAGACTGGCGAGGCTTGCGATCAGCGCGCTGAGCGGTTTCTTCGCCTGCAACTTTGCCAATGACTTTGCCGCCCTTTTTGAACTGACGACGCGAAACCGGACGAAGGCCGGTCTTTACGCCAGCGTTCTCCATTTTCGGGGGAACCCAAGTAGAAGAGTCCACCTTCTCAAGTGGACGATCACCGCCAAGGCGTTGCGCCTTAGCCTTCATGGCCGCGCGGGCCTTTTTAGCGGTCTCTGACATGTCAACTCCAAGGTTTACCGGGCGTCCCCGAAGGCTTAAGCCTTCTTAGATACTAACATAAGTGCGCGGTCTACGATAGAACCGCCATCTTTCTTCTTTGGCCAAGTAATGACCGGAACTTTCTTGATACCCTCATGTTTGGCGGCGGTCGCACGGTGGCGACCATCCTGCCCTCCACTAGGATAGATGGCGAGAGGATTGAGCTTTTTGCCCTTTTTGATCTTCTTCTCAAAACGCTTGATAGATTTTTTATCACCTTCATCCATCTGCATTTTTTGCGTTTGATCCAAGAACTTATTGGGTGACATCCACGTCAATTTCCCACCATGTTCTTTGTATCCAGAATGCTTGCGATCATCGTTATCGGGCTTCAATTGGTATGAAACTTTGCCACCGCTTTTGCGATGCACAACTTTCAGAGCTTTGTTGATAGCACCTTTATTTTTGCGACCTTTGAACTTAACGGAACCCCCGCGCTTTTCGCCACCACCGCCTCCACCATCGCCGCCGCCACCACCGCCATCTCCACCACCACCGCCATCGCCGCCGGAGCCGCCACCTTCGCCGCCACCATCAGATCCGCCAGAACCGCCCCCCTCACCACCGCTTGACCCGCCTTCGCCGCCGGAGCCGCCGCCA